TTTTGAGTTTTCCATAACAGTCTTATTGCCATCAACATAACCATTACAATGAAATCTCTTTACTTTGTTTAAAGAAGTTCCTGTTTGTGAAGCATAAGTAGAACTTAGTGTTTGATTAAAAAAAATTAAATATGATATAGAACCACCATAAGGTCTATATCTCTGAACGTCTATTATTTCTGCATTATTTAATACAGTATTACCACCTGAATCAGTAAGAGTAAGTGTTTCACCTATTTTATTACTCCACCAATGTAGACTTGAAGATGTTGTACTTATAAAATTTTGTCCTGCGTTACCACTCCAAGTAAATGCTTGAGCGGTTCCATTGTAAAAAGGATTATCAACTAAAGTATCTGCTGTATCAGCAGCAGTGCTAAATGTAGATAGGTTTAATTGTGATGCAGTTAAGCCTTTACCATATTCATTATTAGTAATGTAATCTAAAAAAGTTAAAGATGGATTATCTGAAAATGCATAAGTAGATGGAGTTCCAAGTCTTTGTGAACCACTACCACCAGCAGTAGAATCTAATCTAGGGTCATATACTTTTTTACCTCTTACTTGAACTGTTAATTGTGGAATACCTTTCCACATACCTCTAGTATCAAAATTATAATGAGCAGCTATATAACAGACTCCATCTAATCTATGTGCAGAAGTCCAGTTAGACATAGAAGCAACAAGCATAGGGTCTGCTGTTTGTGATGCAGCTCCGTGATGTAAATTCATTACATACATATATCTATCGGTAGGGTCAGTACCAAAACCACCAGCAGTAACTTCTACAGGGTCTCCATTTTGTGAAACTGTATTAAGTGAGCCTGAACCTGAAGATATTTTGTCTGAACCTATATAACCACCGATTCTAAATCTAGCAGAATCAGTTAAAGGATTGCCATCAAGTTCAATAGTTCTTCCAAGTATTTCATCACATTCACCAACTGATAAAGCATAAACTACATATAGTTCTTGCGAATTATTAGCATTAACATCCATGTAAATAACCTGTGCTCCAACCCTTCTATTTCCATATATGATTGGTAGCTTTCCACCAGCAGCAGTTTTGTTGGCTAGTATGTCTTGACCTTTTGCAAGCATTTGTCTTGCTTGTTGATATCCTTTAACACCAACTGCTAATGTAGCAACGCTTAATGCTTGCGACCAAGTAAATTTTAAAGTTCCGTAACCTATAGCTTGTATAGTATTCCAAATAGCATTACCAATAGATGCAAAAAAACTAAACATTACGAACCCCACCTAACATCTGATTTGACCTGAGTAGCGAATTCAAAACCTTTATCGCCTGTACTAAATGCCTGTTGTGATTCATCAGAATAATGTCTACCTTTTGTAAGATTCCAATTTGCCCAATGAGAAGCCACTGTTATACTTAAACTTGAATTATCAATACTTTCTGAAATACCAACGCTTCTAATAACACCAGTAAAATAATTTATAGCACCAATTATAGTTTCATCAGAATCAAAATAAGCTAAATATATTTCTACTGTTTTATCTGTAAAAGAGCCATCTTGAATTAAAGACCTAACTTGATTTGTAATGTTTGAACAAATTATGTTTAATTCATCAACTTGCAATTGTCCTGTTTCTGTAACTGAATCAACGCTTAAAAAAGAACCACCAGCTTCATAGCTGTTAGAATCATAAGTAACATTAGAATACCAATCAGTTAATCTGATAGTAGATGATAAATTAAGCTCAACTAAGAAAGCTGTTTTAGTTGCTGTTGATGATACTTGAGTTTGTAAAGCAGCAGATAAACTTCTAGGCATTAGGTTATAACCTCTCTAACATCAAATGAAATACTGTAAAAACCACTAGCGTCTGTTGTATATAAAACATCTGATTCAAGATAAACAGTAAAACTTGGCTTGTTTACAGTAACAGCTTCATTATCTGATAGAGATGCTACTAGATTTGGTGATATAGTAACTGTAACCGCACCACCTGATGCATTAGCATCTTCAGAAACCATATATACTTTAGAATGATTTGCAAACTTAATTAAATCGCCAGCTTTTAAAGCACCTGTTGTTTGTGAAAATCCATCCATAGCTATTGTATTATCGCCTGCTGAATGAACACCATTAACTAATATATCTGTTTCTGATTTACTTGCACCTAAATTATCTATTGGTGCTTGTATAGTAAAGTCCTCAAAAGAACCTTTTTGTTTTTGTATAAATGCAAATACTTCTTGAAATTTATCTTGCTGTAAAGGTGGCATTTGCACTGTAAAAGAAAAATATTGACTACCTATTTGTCTGACTTGTTTTTTACCTGATAAAGTCTGATTTAATAATATAGGTCTATTATCTTTAAAATTTAAACTTCTAAAATTAGGAGATGTTGGAAATTGTCCTGACATTATACGACTCCCATTTTGCCTTGATTATTCATGGCATTATTTATGATTGATGTTATCAATCCTTTTCTTGATGCTAATAACTGGTCAAATCCAGCAGCATCTACTGTTGATATATTAAAGTTAACTGTAGGAGCTGATTGAGTTGTTCCCATTTGTTTTAAATCTTGATTGCTTACTATTTGACCTGCTTGATTTGGTATAAATAATTCTCTACCTGATTCACCAACCATATATGGTTTACCTGCGTTTACTGAGCCACCAAGAGCCTTCTTACCAAATACACCTTGAAAAAAGGACTCAACACCACCTGTAAATGGTTTTAGTATTGCTTCTTGTAAAGCTATTCTAATGATTTGTTCTATTGCATAATCTGCAAAATCTTTGAAAGCAAGTTTTCCATTCTTTAATCCTTCAACTAAAGTGTCTTCAAACTTTTTAGTTGTATTTATAGCTAAATTAGATATTGCATCCTCTGTAGCACCTAAACCATCTCTAAATGCAGCAACTTTTTCAGAAAGTGTTGTAGTTACTTTGTCTTTAGGTGTTTCTTGTAATTCTAATTTAAAATCTTGAACTTTTGCTATAGCTGCATTAAATGCTTTTACTATTGGGTTATTTTCAGGGTCTTCACCAAAAACTTCTGTATTCATTTGCATTAACTTAGCTTTAACTTTTTCCATTTCAGCTATTAATGCTTCGCCACCAATTATTGTGTCTTTACCACCAAATATATCCATAAATACTTGGTCTTCAGACATAAATGCCTTAATTAAGTCATTGTAATATTTTTGTGTAGAAGTAAATTCTGCTCTTAACTTTTCATTTTCAGAAAACATATCACCAAAAAGTTGTTTTCCAATATTGGTTTGTGAAAATTCAATTATTTTTTGCTTTATACCATCTAGAAAATTTATAAAACCTATAAAGGTAGTTTTCATAAATTCAAGAATACTTACAGCCAAACTCTTGCCAAAGTTTTCAAATGTTTTATCACCACCTTTCATTTCAGAAAGTATAGTTTCAAGATTTGTTGCTACATCTTCTAAAACAGGAATAAATGCAGCACTTACATTTGCTGTAATTGCTTGTATTTGTTTTTTAAGAACATTTAAAGAATCAGCAAACATTTCAGCTTTAGCTATACTTTGCTTACTTATAATAATACCAAGATTTTCTGCTTGTTGCTCAAATGCTCTTAAGCCATCAGCACCCTCTTTTAAGGTTGATACTAAAGAGACACCCTCAGAATCAAAGAATTTAAAAGCTAATCTAACTCTTTCACCTGAATCTTTAGTGCTTTCTAAACCATCAGCAACATCAAATAAAATATCCCTGACATCTCTTAAGTTGCCATCATTATCTTTTAATTGTATGCCTAATTGTTCAAATGCTCTTTTAGATTCACCAGTACCTTTAGCAGCTTCAGCAGCTCTTCTTATAAATCTTTGCAGACCCATATCAAGAGCTTCTACTTTTACACCAGTTTGTTCAGCAGCAAACCTCATAGCTTGTAAGAACTCAACCTCAATACCTAGCTTGTTAGCTGTTTTACCAAGTTTGTCCATAAAGTCTACATTAACTTTAACTAATGCAGCTAAAGCAGTTGCAGCACCAGTGGCAGCCAAACCAACTTTAGCTACTCCTTTAGTTACACCACCAGCGACACTACCAACACCTTTAAGACCTTTAGTAACTTTATCAAAAGCTGCTTTAGTCTTATCTACTGCTGTTAATGTAAATTTTACTTTCTTATTTGCCATTGTTTCGTTTCTCTTCAGCTAACTCTAAGTAAGCTATCCATCCTTGATATTCTTGGACACTAATTTGCTGTATTTCTTGTAAGGTTTTACCCAGTTTTTCAGCTAATGCATATTGCACATATAAATTAGTATCCTTTATTAGTTTTTTTTCGTGTCCTCAATGGGTTCTTGACCCATAATTTGAGTTGCAACGCCAACTAATATCTCTCTATCAACATTGTTTAATAAAGCATTTTTATCTGCTAAATCAAAAAGTTTATCTCCATTTTCATCTAGTGCTTTGTAAATAAGAACATAAGCCATCATTGTTAGGTCATCCTCTTTACTCATTTTATAGAGCTTAGAAGTTTCAGCTAGCGTTAATGGCTTACTATATATTTTTAAGGCTTTATCATCTTCGCCCCATTCAGGCACTTCGATTACTTTTACATCTTGCTCTGCAAAATGCTTTTTTGCGTTATCTATTGCTGACATCTTCTTATACTGTTGTTGATGTTAAAGCACCATTGCCTTGCACTGAAATACTAGCTTCAACCAATCCATCAAATGATGCACTTCTTGAAACTCCAGTAACAATAGCTGAACCAGTGTAATAAGTATCACCTGCTGTATCTCCTTCAGGATATACATTAAGAGTTACTTCTGAACCAATGGTTAAAGCACCTTGACCACTAGAATCAGTCTCATCCCAAAATACATCTAAACTTCCTGAGAAAGAAGTCAATGATGGTTTATACGTTCTAGCAGCATCACCCATTGAAGTATCTTCTAAAGTATCAGCAGATTCTTCGATTGAGTAAGACCTTATTTCAGCTACAGCATTAGAACCAACTTTTACAGTTCCTTCACTTCCTTTATGTGTTGCCATTTTCTACCTCGTCTTTCGACTTTTTCTTAGAAGAAGGTTTAATTTTATCTTGCGAATGGACTGCTTCTTCTTTCCAGCCCTTTTCTTTCATTGACTCAACCTGAGTAGGATGAGCTATTACAGAACTTTTACCATTTGGACTAATTAATTTCATAATTGTCTCCTTATACTGCTACATCAGGATTAGTTTCCTGAACATAGTAATTTGTTAAAAAGGTTAAACTCACATATCCTAGTGGTTTCTCACCTTCACCATTAAACTCTATTTCAGTTGATTCTAAATAACAGTCTTTAGCTAATCCATCTAAAGTTCTATCTGCTGCTATTGCTTCT